CTTCAACGCGCGGCACGCGCCGACGCGGACGCACTCATCGTGATCGGCGAGCCCGAACGTGTGCGCCGGGTTGACCGCGCTCATCACCTGGTGGCTCTGCGCGACGTGTTGCAGGCCGAGAACGTGCCCCAGCTCGTGCATGATGCACGCCTGGATATCGGTGCAGCGATCGGGCACCCACCAGATATTGTCCGTCGCGTCGACGCGGCCACCGGCGCTCCCCGTCTCCGGCGTCGGGTTGACCCGGTAGAGGCGCGGCGCCGGCAGCGTGAGGTAATTCGTGTCGTCGAGGTCCCACCGGATCGTGAGTCGGTGCAGCCCGCGCGTGAAGGTTGCCCATTCGTAGCAGGCGCGCTCCGCAGCGGCGCGCTCCGCGGGCGAGAATTGCGTGTCGCCGTGGATGACGCGCTCGTCGACGGGCGACAGTATCTTGCCGACGTCGGTGACGCGGTCTTCGTAATAGGCGCAGCCGATCGCGAGCGTGACGCCGAGGACGATGGTGAGGGAGGCGACGAATGCGCTGCGCGGAGTCATCCGTAGGTCCCCGTGAAGTAGGATTTGACGAGCGCGCGCGTGGCCGCGTTATGTGAGCCGCCGTAGACAATCTGCTCCGACCAACGAAAGTCGGGCGTCACCGATGTCGCGAAGAAGCCGACCGCGAACGACGTACAGTCGCCCGTGCCACCAAGTCCGGTCGCGAGCGGCGTTGTCATGTCATCGACGTACAGCGCTGTCGACGCCCCGTCGTAGACAACGCAGGTGATGTGCTTGCCGAACAATGCCGCTGACGTGATCGTTGTGCCCGCGGTTCCCGATTCGCCATAGCGAACGTTGTCGGTGCTCGGGATGATGATCAGGGGCAAGGCGTTCGCCGTCGATCCGGCGCGCCCGATGCGGATCGATAGATTGTTCGTCTCCGCGGAGTCGATGACGCGTGTGTATGCGTAGGCCGTGCTCGGCTGCACGATATTCGCGGAGAGGTTGCCCGGCGTGCGGAGCAGCGAATTGAGATCGTGAAGGACGGTCGGCTTACTGTTGAACAGCGCGTCCGCCGCGACATACGTCGGCTTCGCCGTGACCCACCCAAGGTCATTCGCGCCGGCAGCCGAGCCGAGTGTTCCCGTGTTGGGTACGGAGGCAACGCCACTGGATACGACCGCGCTCGCGGCGACGTATCGTAGGTACATGTTCGCGACCGTCGACGGATCGAAGATGGCGCCGCCGCCGCGAGCGCCGAGGAAGAGACCGAGCCCGAGATTCATGTGAGCCACCCTTGGCCGACGGCCTCGTTGTAGATGCTGGTGCAGTCCGCGTCGGAGATGATCGACGGCGCGATCGCAACGAAGCGCAGATCCATATTTTGGTAATTGCTCCCGGAGCTGCGCCCAATGAGCAGGCTCGCGAGCGCCGTCACGTTGCTCCCAGCGCCGCCGCTCAGCGTGCCGTCCGTCGCGTCCGTCGTATTCAGTCGCGACCTATCCGCACCGCCGGTCCAGCGACCGATATGCATGTACCAGGTGTTGAGGGTCACTGCGGACTTGGCAGTAGCGACACTCGAATTGCTCGAGTTCGGCGCGTAGAATTTCACGCCGTCCGTCGTGTCCGCACCGTGCACGAGACCAAATGCGTTGTTGCCCTGTCCGAGGTACATCCCGAGGTTCGGGATCGCGTTGTCGCCAGTCGGGCCCGTCGCGTGAAAGCGGACGATGCTGATAATCGTGCTCCCCGCCTGCGCGATGAGTGTTGCCACGTTGAGCGTACTGATGATGAGCTGCGTCGATCCGTTGAACGTGGCGTAGTTGCTCGTGAGACCCGGCGGGTTTGAGCCGCTGTCGACGAGGTTGGTGGAGCCGCTCGTACCCGCGCTTGCGGTGCCGGTCCACGTGCCCGAGCCGTTGTAGCCGCCCGGGAGGAGCAGCAGCGACCAGGGGAGGCTCCTGATGAGCCCCTGATTGCGGGCGAACAGCGGGAGGCGGCCGAGCATTACGACTGCCTCGTGACTTGGTAGCTAATCTCGACGGCCCACTCGATGGTGGTCGCGGCGGCGCCGGTGACACGCACGCGCGCGGTCGTCGTGCTGTTGTCGATGGTGACGGTCCACGCGGTAGATCCGCGGTGTGTGATATTCGCAGCGGCGACGGTTGCGACGGTTCCCGCCGCGTTCTTGAACGTTGCGGTGCCAACCCACGCGTCGGCGGATGACGTGTTGTTTTGGCAAGCGGTAACACGGATGTCGATGGTCGTGACCGCGTTCGTCGGCAGCGTGAAGGTGTAGAGATTCGTCGTTGTCGCGTCGGTCGTCTGGACGCGCGCGAAGTCATCGAAGCTGTCGGTGGTGGAGACGCCGGTGTTGGCGCCTAGCTGCGAGGTCGTCTTCTGCCGGAGCGTCAGCGTGCCGGCCGCAGGGCCGAGGGTGGTCGCAGTGAGGACCCCGGATACCGTCGCGTTGCTCGTGACCGTAATATTCCCAGAGACGGTGGTGTTGCCTTGCGTAATCCCGGTAGCGCCGCCGCTGATGGTGATCCCATTCCCGTAAATGTCCGTCGGCACCACCAGGTCCGGATTGCCGATAAAGAATCGGCCCCCAGAGGTACCGAGTAGGCCCCATTCGGATGTGCCCGCGGGGTTGGTGATCGTCAGCAGAGACCATCCACCAGTCGTGTAAAAGACGCTGGACAGCCGGATTAGACCGAAGTCGGGAAAGACTTGAGGATCATTGAATGTGCCAGCCGAGACTTCGATGCCAGCGCGAATCGTCACGCCATCCGCGTCATCCCAATATGTCGCGCGGAGCTTGCCGGCGTTCCCGACGGCCTTCCAGTGACCGACGACGTTGAAGGTGGTCGCGTCCTGCTTGACCTGGATGTCGCCCGTCGCGCCGGCCGGGCTCGCGCCGCTGCTCGGCGTCTGCCAGCTCGCCGCCGCCGCGCCGCTCGCGACGAGCGTCTTGCCGCTCGCGGCGGTGCCGCTGATCGCGACGCCTTGGATCTTCGCGACGGTCTGGCTGGTCGACGTGCCGGTGAGATCGCCGCCGGCAGCAAACCCGCCTGCGAGCGCGGAGATCATCTCCCACGGCAGGCCAAGGTGCAGCGCTACGCGGCCGTCCCACGTGGCGTAACCGACGACGTCATCGCCGGTGGTGTACGCGTCGATGCGTTCGAGACGGCCTGTCGAGGACGTGCGTACAAGCTTCTTGGTCGTCGTCGGAGTGAGTACGGCGAGTCCGGAGATCTCCTGCGCAACGGTGGCGCTGGCCTGCACGCTGACCTGTCCAATGATCGACACGCCCCAGGCGGTGATCGCGACAGCTTGCGTGCCCGCGTTGGCGCTCGCACGGTTAGCGGCGTTGGCGACACGCCAACCTTGCTCGGTCGTGTCGTAGACGAGGCAATCGCCAATTGCACACCGCTCCGAGCCGACCATGCGGCTGATGAAGTCGACGGAGTAGTTCGGCTCGCCGCTCACGGCTCATCCCGCGGTCGTGTGGCGGGTGTAGACGACGCAGTCATTGGCGGCGGCCAGCGTCAGTAGGCGCGGCGTCGTGCTGATCGCGAAGGCGATGCCATTGGCGAAGTAGAGTCCGGCTAGCTGGAAGCTCGTCGGAAGGTCTCCGCTTGCTGCGAGGCGCATCTCCCAGATCGGGACGTCGCTAGCGACTGGTGCAGTCGCCTTATCGTGGATCTGGAGGTAGTACGCGGTCGCGCCGGTGTTGATCGCGTTGAATTGGTAGAGACAACCAGGCTTTGCCGTAACGGAAAGTCCTGCGGTTCCGAACGCGGTCGACGGTCCGCTTCTCAGCAGAGCGTTGGTATTCGCATTCCGCGGCTCGAGAAAGACGCCTTCAGACATGACAGCCTCGTCATTGCGCACGCTCCGTGGCCCGCTCGGTGGCGGTCTGGAAGGAGCCTGCGATTTCGGGAGCTGCGCTGGTCGTGGGCGGTGACTCCGCCCCAGCCTGATCGGCGCTGGAGTACGTGGCCTGAATCGCTTCTCTGAAGTCCGGTGAGAGCGTCTTGTCGGTCGGAATGTCGAGTAGGATGCCGAGCTGAATTCGGCGTTGGTACGGAATCTCGCTTTTTGACTCTACGAGGGAGCGAAAGACCGCGCCGCGGATCTCGTCATACAATTTTGGATACACGGCCTGAACGGCCTCAACGTGGTCGCGGGTGAGCGTGCCACTCTTCGCCTCGCGAAGCACGATGAGTGGATCGTCGACGGCCTGCGTGTACCGCATGAACTGGCTGATCTCGGTGTCGCTTGCCCGCGATTTCGTCTGAAATTGCGGCTGCAGGCTGTACGGGTCGTGCCGCGACGGGGGCAGCTTGCTCGCAAGGAAATCGACGCCGCGGATGGTCGTCTGCACGACCGCATCGGCCGTGCGCGGCGCGTGCTCCGAAAGCGATCCGAGCGAGCGCTCGATTCGATTGACGGTCGCGGCTGGATTGGCCGACGCCTTTGCGATCACGTCGGACGTGCGCGCAAAACTTTCGCGCGGAGTTGCCTTGCTTCGCGTCTCGGTCGCCGCCTCCGTCACCGGGATGCCAGCAGTCGCCTTGGGAAGTGTCTTTCCGATGAGCTTGCTCACGCCCGTGTCAAGCTCGCGACCGACCTGCCCGACGATGCGCTGTACGCCGCTCATCGACGCCGCTCGGCTTAGTAGATCCGCAGCGAGTTGATCGCCGTGACTCTGCACAACCTTGCCCGCGAGTCCGGCGGCCAGACCGCCGGCGATGCCGCCGACCGAAGCGCCAGCGATGCCGGCCATTCGCGACGTGAGGCCAAGGCTGTTGTTTGCCAGGTCGCGCGATACACCGCGCTCGGTGAGCTCCGCAGCCTTCTTGACGCTCTGATACAAAGACTTCGTCGCCTGGTAATCGGCCTGGAAGCTTGAGCCCATCGAACTCGCGGCCGACTCGCCAGATGCAACGAGCTCGTCCTCGATGGCTGAGCGAAGCTGTCGGAGCGCCGCCGCCTTCGGCGATACCTTCGCGGCGGCGTAATTGATTTCTTTGTCGAGCCCAACGCGAATGCGCTGCCACTCTTTGAAGGTCGGCGCGCGGTCGGAGAAAGCATCCTCGATGCGTCCGAGCCAACCCTCGACAGCATTGACTACCTTCTCTTGGCCAGGGAGCGTCACAAAGGAGCCGTCTGCCTTCTCGATGAGGTTCGGCTTGATGATGTCGTTTCGAGCCTGATCGATGAGGCGACCGGGCTTCGGAGCGATGCCGGTCGCCCCTTCGTCGAGACGTTCGAGCATGGTCCCGAGCTTGTCGCCGAGCTGCTCGACGCGCTGAGCCGCGTACTCGTTCAGCGACTCGCGCGAGTGCAGGCCGAAGCTCTTGCCCGTCGTCGCCTCGACGTCACTTCGAATGTCCTGCGCGACGCGTCGAAAGCCGCCTTGGACGCTGCCCTCAAGAGCGCGGAGATCGCCGGCCGAGCCACCAAGCGCCTTGATGGTTTTGACGTCAGCGGTCTTTGCGATGTAGTCGCCGATGGTGCCCTTTGGCGAGGCACCTTCCAACGACGGCCGAACACCACCATTGACCGCGGCATCCGCGTCCGCTCCGATGTCTTCAAGCGCTTGAGTCGCTGGGCGCGACTCGCGCCAGAGAGACGACGCGCCGCCAAGCACGGCGCCGACACCGCCACCAAGCAAAACGCCGTGCTTCGCTCCGGCGACGAGCTTCTCCGCCGTCAGCGGCTCGTCCGAAATGACCGAGTCGGATGCAGTCTTGCCAGCCTCATAGAGGCCGTTCTCGACTGCACCCGAGGCCGCGCCGCCCAAGACTCGGGACGCAACGCGGGACATTGCAGACTCTTCCCCGATGCCTCGCGCAATTGCCCCCTCGGCCGCGCGCCCGAGCTTGCTCGCAACGCCAGGGGCGCCAGCGCCGAGAAGCGCTCCGCCCACCATGCCAGCTACTTCCCCGGTCGTCGTTGCTTGCGGCGCGTACTCCTCGTAATCCGCAAGACGCTTCTGCATCCCAGGGACTTCGGAGAGCATCAAGTCCGAAAGACCGAAGGACAGTCCGCGCGCCGCGCCGATGAGCGGAGGCGCAACGTATCCCTCGACGCCTTCGTATTTCTTTTGAAGGTCGATATCGTGACGAACGCGCGCGGCCTCGGCATCCGAGAGAACGCGACCTTCCTGCCCGCGATTCAGCGTCGCCGCTTCGGACGCAGGGATTTCGATCGGAGTCCCGTCCGGAGCAAGCGCTGTGACGGTGTTCGTCGGCTCTGCCACTCAGCGCCCCTTCTTCTTCGGGGCCGCCGCCGGCGGCATGGGGACGGATCCCATGCGCGGAGCTTGCGGAATAAGGGTCGACGTCTTCGGGCCCGGCGTCGGGAGTTGGACCTTCCCACTGAGCGGCTTACTGCCGTTCGGCGCGAGGTGCTCGGTGGGAGCGGCGTCCTGACCGGTGTATTGGCCCGCGGGCTTGAGCTGACCGTTTGCGTCGATGACGTAGCCGCGGTTGTAGACAGCGCCACCAGCGGCGGTGACGTGCGAGCGCATGTCCTTGCCCCACCGCTCCGTCTGCGTCCGAAGCATCTCGTCCGTGGCCTGACGCTCCGCCGCGGCGACGGGGTTCCCCTTGAAGACACCCAGGCCGTTCAGGACACCAACGTTCTTCTGCATGGCGCGCTCGTATTCGGAATCCTTGAGGACGCCTTGGTCGAGCGACTTGGACAGCGTGGCCGCCTTCTGTTCGCCGATGTCCTCCAAGACCTTCTTTGTCGCCAAGTAATCCTTGGCGTCATAGACGGGGTCGAGTTTCGAGAGCTTGTCGCGATTCTTGAGGATCTCGTTGTTGAACCGCTGGAGTTGATCGAGCGTCTGAATCTTCGCGATCGCTCCCTCTGCAGTCTTGTCGCTCGGCATGACGAACGTGGTCCCATCGGGGAGCGTGACGAGGTTGCCCTCACGCTTCATCGAGCCGGCGCCACCGACCGTTGCAGCCGGCTTGAACATCTCGTTCATCTTCTCGGCGTAGCGGTCCTCGGTCTTTTCTGCGAACTGGTCGAGTGCATTCCCGCGCTCGACGGCAATTGCCTTCTTCATGTCGTTGAAAGATGCATCATTCGCAAGCGCGCCAGCCTTGGCGCGTCGCTCGTCGGCGAACTGCGCGACCTTATCGAGGAGCTGGATCTTTGTCGCAAGCGCAGCGCGGTCCTCGCCGAAAGCCTGGAGGTTCTCGCGATAGAGATCCTTTCGGTCGGCGAAGGCCCCGCGAGCGATGGCGGCGTTCGCCTTCTGGCGCTCGATGGTCGAATTGACCGCATCATTGACGATCTGCATCGCTGCGTTCGAACCGCCCTTCCAGATCGCAGCGAATTGGCCGATGCCCATGGCAATGGCGGCGCCGAGTCGGCCGATATTCCCGCCGACAAATGCCTCGTCGGTGTCCACTTTGGCATTCGCCTGCGCGTTTAGCGCGTCGAGTTTCTCGTGCTCGCTGGCGATATATGCCCTTCGTTGCGCGTCGAGCGCGCGAGCCTGATTCTGGGCGGCGGCAAGCTGCACGACCGCAGACCGCCCGGCGTCTACGTCAGCGGCGTGGTTCAGCTGCGCGGCCTGGTACCTCTGCGCGGCGCTCTGATCTGCATCCTGGTAGCCCTCGGCCTTGGCGAGCATGCCGGGCGCAAGTGCATCCGGGTTCATCCCGCGCTTGACCTCGACCTCGTGGGTGCCCGGCTGCCAATGCGCCGGAATCGTCTGCGCGGGCACATAGGAGGCCACCGGTGGAGCAGCCCCTGCGGTTTCCTCCGGAGCGCCACCGGGAGGCGTCGGAGGGGGCTCGGGCTTCACGGCGCCAGCCGCGGGCGTGCCGAGCGGGCCTCCCGCGAGAATTGGCATCTGTTGCCCGGTCGCCTTCGAATTCGCGCTCGGGTCCGTGTACAGCCGCGCGCCGTCCTCGGTGGCCGGCGGCGGGGCCAGTGGAGTCACTGGTGGCAAACCGTTCTCGGCAGCGAACTTCTGCTGCTCTTGCTGATCGGCAGCAAATTCTGCGTCGTAGTTGTCCGCCGGTGCACCGGCGACGTTGGCCAAGCCGGCGAGCGTCGACGGTGACAGGTTGTACAACTGCCCGAGGCGCCCGATGCTGTTCACGCCGCCCTCCGGCTTGCGGCACCAGCCATGCTCGGCGTCGTATAGGGATCCTCGCGGCCGCCGGAGAGGAGGCCGCCCCACGTCGGCGGTGCGTGGTCGAGCGGCACGTAGTACGGGTCGGGGGTGTAGGGATCCTCGCGACCACCCCAAAGGCGCTCGCGCGGGGCGACGGACATGTCGACCTGATTTGCTGCGTACGACATGTTCGGAATGCCGCCGCGTTCCGGCCCATCGCCGATCACGACGGGCGCAATCGTGATGACCTTCTTTGCGGGGACGAAGCGCTCGCCGACCCAGTGGCCGGGATTGCCATATGGGGCGTACTTGGATTCGTCCGAAAACGTAGGGTGGTTTGGTTTCTTGTACGTATCGGGCAGGTGGCCGCTCGGGTCGCGATCCATTCCGTCCGCGTACGCGCCGCGCAGGTCGTAATCCGCGCCGGTGTCCCACGGCGAGGTTGCCTGACGCCAGCGCTCGTACGACTGCTCGGCGGCGGGGACGAGCTCGGTCGTGTACCCGTTCTCGGGGCTGCCGCTTGCGAGTCGGCGAGCCGACGGACCATCCAGCTTCTGCTGCTCGAGCCCACGCTCGATCTCATCAGCTGCCTGACGGAGCTTCGCCACGTCCGCCATCGACATGGTCTTCTGCGCCGCGCGCTGCGACGCGGAGTGGGTCGCCGGAAGCACCGTGCCCGCTTGCGTTGGGACGATCACCTCGGGGCCGCGCTCGCCGACGAGCACCGGCTGCCCGGACGTGACCGGCCCACCACTCGCGCGGCGGGTGACGGCGCCTGCCATAACGGTCGACCCAGCGCCCATCGCGGCGGCCATCATCGCATCGGTGCGCTGCTGCTCCGCTTGCGCCATCTGCTGGCGGAACTGGTCGTTCGCCTGCGCATTGCCGGCGAGTCCCATGTTGGCATTCAGCGCGGATTGGTTCACTCCAAACGCGAGGTTTTCGTAATACTGTTGGGCAGAGTCGTTTAGCGCGCGATTGCGCAGTTCGATATCGGCTCGGGTCTTGGCCATGTCGGCCGAGGTGCCAGCCATCGAGTTGGCCGCCGTCGCTGCCGCCGTCGCGCTATTGGCGCCGATATAATCCTGTCCGCGAATGTTCGTGGCGCCGTTCATGTATGCGTCACGCGCGGTAGCCATCTCCTGCGCGCGCATTGCTGCAAGGTTGTTCGTGCCTTGCTGCTGGAACGCAGCCGCACCTTGTGCCGCCTGACGCATCGCCGCCGCTTGAGCCATGCCGCCGCCACGAGCGCTCGCGGCGCCCGCGAGCTGCGCTTGCAGGCTCTGATCGAGCATGTTGCGACCGAGGAGCTGCGCTTGTGACGGGGCCGAGCCCTCCGCAGCTTGGCGCTGGAGCGCGAGGGCGGACAGCTGAGAGCCACGGTCCGCGACGCCCATTCCGCGAGACGCCGCGGATTCGTCCAGATAGCCGTTCGCCGAATCGAGGTAGCCGTATGCGTTGCCGTACAGCAGCGAAGGGGCGCCCCGTCCGTAGGCAGCATCGGCCATTCCTCGATATCGATTGACGTCCTGAGCCTGTCCCGTCGTGGCGCGAGCATCTTCGACCGCTTGTTTCCAGGCGGTGGGATCTGTCGGCGACGGGATTCCGTACTCGTCCGGCGCCGTCGGACCCTTGTACAGATCCATCGGCGACTTGCCGGCATTGCCGCCCCACGCCGTCGAGTTGGGGTTGACGTACGTGCCGTTGAGGTCTGCGTTGGGATCAGGCATCGGCGATTACCCCGTCTTCGTCGCTGGCTTCTTTGCGAAGCCACGTTTGAGGCCTACCTCGATGCCGAGCATGGCAAGCGAGAGGCCCTCTCCGGTTCCGCCGTCACCCGTCGGCGCCGCTGCCGTGATTCGGAAGCGAATAGATCGGCACTTCCTCCTTGTGCCGATAGAAATGTCGAAGGATTCTGATCCGAGCGTGGAGACGGCAAACGTCTTTGTCTGCGGGTACGTATCCTCGGAGTCGAATCCCACATCAATCGTAAGCGAGTGAGCGCTTTTCGCCACCCCTTCGAACGAGAATTTCCGAACAGATTGGTAGGCGAGCGGACCCGTCGCCACCACCCACGCGGTTTCGATCGTTTCGGGCGCCCACGTCTTCGCGGCGCTCGCATCGGTGTCCCACGCATCGCTCGTCTCGTAAAAGACGATGCCGGAGGTCGTGACGGCCGTCCATTTGCCCTGCCACATGCAGGCATCCGCGATCGGCGCGCCGTTGACGCCACCAATGGTGTACTTGGACGTCGTCCACTGCCGCTCGACATAGTTGTAGACGAGGACGATTGACGCGGAGCCGCTACCCGCTGTGAATCGGACCTCGTTTCGGTTTGCGACAAGGACGGCGCTCGAGATCGTCGGATACGCCGCCAGCTCGTCCGTCACCGGACGACCGATCCACTGCAATTCGAGCGACCGCGTAAGCAGGTATATGCCGCGCGAGCTCTGAAACATGATGCCGTCGGGCGTCGAGACGACGCTGCGCGCGCTGATGCAGCCAACGTCCGTTTGGACCGGTACGATCTCATATGACCCGTCACGCCCGTTCGGCGCGGGCCCTTGCCCAAGAACCGCCCAAAACGTGTTGGCGGCGAAGACTACGAGTTTGTCATCGAGCGGTGCCAATGCGGTCAGCGCGCGGTCAAAGGGCAATGTGAGTGAAGGGTGGAATCCTGGCGCGACGCCAGGGTTGACCGTCTGGTCTTTGGAAAACCAGAGCGTGGACCCGTCCCCGGCGATAAGCCAGATGCGATTCTGATGGTACGCGAGCGTGAGGGCGCTCGGCGGCTGCATGTCCTCAAGCTCGCCGCCCTCGGTGTAGAGCGCGGGACGAATCGACAGTCCCGCCGACGAGTCAGACTCGTTATCGGTCATCGTCGACCCGGTCGCAGTCATCAGGACCGTCATCTTCTTCGGCGGGAGCGCGATGCGCTGCACGACCGAGCCACTAACCACCGATCGAAACCCCAGGAACGCTCCGGGGTTGGTCTGGGAGTGATCGAGACGCGATGCGACTACGCCCAACGTCGTTGCGCTTGATGCGCCTGCGGTCACCTTTTTCGTGAGGCCCACTGGCGAGCGGTAGAGCAGGCCGGATGCGGAACGCCGCTCCGCAGCGACGTTGTAGAGATAGTCTCCGGCGACGAGGCCTCCCGCACCCGAGTTGATCGTGAACAGAGTGGAGACGAGCGGCCCCGTCGCGAATCCGTAGCCGCGAGCGCGCTCGCCATCGTAGGCACTCAGCATCCCGGCAGAGAACACACTTTCGTTCCCAATACTGAGAGACCTCCACATGTCTGCTCCGCCGGAGGCGGTGAATTTGGTTCTGCGAGCGCCGGTGAGAACCTTGCCCACCATGCCATTCGCTCCGTACGGAGCCGCATTGGCAAACGGCGTGGCAAGGTATCCGGCGGAGACATTCGAGAAGCATCCAGGAGCCCAGAAGCTGCCGGTCAGGCTCTCGATTTTGCCCTCTTGTACCGGCGTGAGGCCCTGGCTGCCTCGTGTCGCGTCTGGCGTGACGTCCAGCACGAGAACGTCGGACGCTGGAAGCGTCGTTCCGCTCGTGTAAAAAACGCCAGCCTCTCCCGGGTAATTCGCGACCGCGACAAGCCATCGCGAGCCGACATTGTACGGGCGCGATAGCACGCCGAAGGACCGGTCATGCCCGCCGTCGCCGACGACGATTCCGGTCGTTCCAACAAGGACGGTGTGCAGGGTCGATGTCCCCACGTCTTGTGACGCACTGTGGTAGCAAATCAGCGCCTGCGAAGCGCCGTACCGCACGCTTGTGACCGTCGCGACCTGTTGTGGGTAAATGCCGCCAGTAACGCTCAGATCTTGGACAATAAGAACAGTCGCAAAAGCGATGAGATTGGCCGCGTAATATCTGACCTTGTCCGTTCCGGATGGGTCGTTCGTCGTCGCCCAAGCGACGAAGAACGGTTCGCCAGCGGTGCCGCAAAGGGAGACCGTGGACACCTCCGTGGACGCCTCGCCGACGACCGCGCCACTGCTTACCAGAGTCGGAGTCGTCGTTGCGGTTACGCGAAGGAGACCGATTCCGCCGGCCGATTTTGTGAAGGCGATGAGAATCTCGGTGCCGATGATGATGGCATCGAGTGCCACGGTCGAGCCGGCTCCGGGCGCGGTCGTCGCGACCGAGACCGGTGAACCGCCGACCGGAATCACATAGACCTTTCCGTCATTCCAGACCGTGACAATCCACGAGTTCGTGCCGTCCGTCAGAACGCGGAGAGGATCGTGCGGCTTGAACGTGCTGATTCCGATCTTCGTGGGCGGCGTGATAAGCGCGCCCGTCGAGGTATCGGTGAGCTGATAATAAAGCTGGTTGGAACCCTCGTCGGCCTGCTCTCCAGAAATCCAAGCTTCGACAAGGGTCGAGCCAACGACGGCCAGATCCGCAGTCCTGACCGTATTGAGCCCAGCAACCATTGTCGTCCAGGTGATGCCGATATTCGGGATGGCGCCGCGCGAAACCCACGCGCTGCCGATGAGCGCATACAAGGACGTGCCGTCTGTGAGCGCGAGTTCATTGCCGCGCGCGAAAAGGCGTGCGCCGCTCGAGATCGAGCCGCCACCGCTGATGTTCTGACCGATGGCCTGCGAGCCGCGACGGTGCTCGAGCAGCCCACTCTTTGCCCAGCACATGTTCTCCGCCTTCGTCAGGGTACCGAATGGCACCTGATGAGGCTCGACGCCTTCAGCGAGGCCGAGGCGCATCGGGGCTTGGACGATCTGGAAATCGAGCATCAGAAAACGAGGAGGCTGCAGGTGCCGGTGTTGGTCGCTTTGACCGTGACGTGCGTGTCGCTGCTGATGCCAGCCGGATGCGACGTCGCGAAGAGCCCGACGATCGCGGCGCTAGGGACGTCCGCACCGTAGGTCTCGATGAAGCCGACCGCGCGACGGCCGAGGCCATGTGCGATCGACCGGACAGCGCCCGACGTAAACGAGAGTCCGGTGCCCGAAGGCGCTCCGATCTCTGCATCGATGAGCACCGCGCCCATGAGCGGCGCCTTGTTCTGGCGCTGAATAGCGATTCGACCATTTTGCTGAGCTTCGTCGATCAGGCGATCGCCGGTGAAGACGCGCCGCGGGGCTGTCTTGTCGCTCACAGTAGCCATCCGTCGCCGAAGGACGCGTCACCGCAACCCATGACGTCCTGGACGCGCTCCGGCTCCGCGGCGTCGCGCTGCGCTGCGAGCGAGTCGATCATGCGATAGATGCGCTCGCGCTGACCAAGGTGAAAGCTCGGATCCGTTTCTTCCTTGGCTTGGCACGTCGCGCACGCGCCGTAGATCGCGGCCATCTCGTAGCCGTTGTAGCCGTCGAATGTATCGCCACCATTCACGAGTCGTGGCTGCGACGGCGTGTAATAGAGCGTCGCGCTGAACGCTTGCGAGACCGGAAGAAACTCGATGTTCTCCGCCTGCACTCGATAGCGAATCGTCGAGAGCCACGGGAAGCGCGTGTCGCTACTCTTGAGCCAGCCATGCTCGGAAGGGCCGAACGCACGGAGTCGGTAGGTGCTTCCGTCGACGGTGGCTTCAACACCCTGTGCCTGCCAGAAGTCGGCGGGGAGCGGGTAAAGCGATTGTGTTGTCGTCACGCTGTAGGGATACGCGGCGCGGTAGTGTGGAGCGCCGGAGCCCTGGGCGATGCGCGCCCAGAGCTCGGCGAGCTCCTGATTGAGGTATTCCGTGATCTCCGCGTCCGTGACGAACGTGGAAGTCTCGAGGTTCGTGCGCTGGCGCACGTCCGCGATCATTTCCGTTAGCGTGCGGGTGCGGGCCACGGATTACCTCACTTGCAGGCCATGCAGGCCGCCTCGAATGCAGACCGGAACGCGTCCCGCTTGTCGGCGCCCACGCCGAGGACATCGGCGAGTTCGTCGACGGCAGCGGTGTACGCGTCCCCGTCCTGGTCATCAGCGTCGGGCTCAGTCATGAGCGCGACGTCAGCGAGCGAGGGCTTAGCCATCAGGTCCAACCCCAGGTCTTCGTATTGCGCAGAGCGAGCGATACGCCGATGCGCCGCCCGGAAGCGGGATCGGCGAGGGTGCCCGCGGCAGCACGAACGCGGATGGTGAACTGGAGCGCCGTAGTGGTGCCCTCGTTCGTTACGTCGCTGACGGTCGCGTAAGCGCCGTCATTGGCAGTGTCGTCAACGTCGGCCGACTTGAAGACGACACCTTGGTAGGCGTCCTTCAAGGTCACCACGAAGATGCCAGTACCGCTGCGGGAAACACTGGCCACATACGGCCCCGCGTCCGTGCTGAGGGTGAGCGCAGATGCGCCGGCTCCCTTCAGTTCGAACTCGAGGTAAACGCGACCTGCGCCACCACTCATCGAGGGGTAGAAGAGTTTGCTCATGGCAGCCTCTCAGAGCGCCACGTAGGCGTTCCAACCGGGCGCCTCGCAGATGAGGTTGCCGTAGTAGCCGATGCGCGCGATGTACGAGTCGCCGGTAGCGTTCGCGCGGAGCTTGTTGCCGTCCTGGTCGAGGATGTGCGGGCCCTTGCCCATCGTGTCCTCGAACGACCACGTGGAACTCGTGAGCATCCACGCGTCACCGGTCGGGACGTTGATGTCGTCGATGATCTCGATGCGCCCGCCCGGCGTGCGAAGGAACGTTCCTTCCCAGCCGAACTCGGGCTTGTCCACGGCGGTGGACCGGTCGTAGATAACTTTGCTGCCCAGCGCGACCATGAGGTTCGCGACGTCCAGCGGGTTCATGTAGACCGCGTCCGGCTTGCCGCCTTCACGCTTGAGAAGGGCTGCCGCCTGGATGAGCGTCTCTTCGATGGGACCGCCCGCGTACTTCGTGACACGGTTGCCGCAAAGGCGCGTATCGGTCGAGCGATCGAGGCCGAAGAAGTTGTCGCCCGTCGTCGGAGCAACCTTCGGAATCCACGCGGGGATACCGGAGATCATCGACTTCGTGGCTTCGAAGTCGCCGTTCTGGAAGATGTAGTCGTTATTCGCTGCCAAAGCGATGCCGGTGGTGACGTTCGCGGTGAACGTCAGGATGCCGTTCGTGCGATCGACGCCGAGGACGGTGAGGGTGCCGGCGCGCTTCGCGCCGCTGGTGCCGTCGGTCGAGCCGAGGTTGAGCACCATGTTCTTTTCGAAGTTGACGATCTGGTTGATGTCCTTGAGCGTGATCGTCGCGCCCGTGAACGAGCCGACCTGACCGCGCGCACCACCGCCCGACTGGAACATGGCGATGCCGATCGACCGCGCCGCCGTGTAGAAGGCCGAGTCGAACTCGGTCTTCACGACGTCGAGGAGCGCGCCGGGCTGACCCTGCGCCGCTTCGATCGTCTCGCCCTGGAGCTCGGCGAAACAGTATTCCGTCTTGCGCGTCACATCGACGGCGCCGTACGTGGTTGCCGTCATGTTGCCGAGGGCAGCGGTGAAGTTGGCGCCGCGCCCCTGGACCGAGCCGTAGCGGAAGGCGACGTGCTTGGGTCCGCCCACCCACTTCTTCTTCTTGGTCTTGGCGTAGGCCTTCGACTCTTCGTAACAGAGGTTCTGAACTTTGGTCTGCGTGTACTGCGTTTCGAGAACCGCATTGACTGCGGTGAGATCGAGAATGGCCATGGTGGCGACTCCGTGAGCGAATGGTTGGAACCACCGCGCGGGGTCGACTTCAGCGAGGACAGGTCAGCGCTTCATTGCGCGCTCGAGAATGCGAAGCGACTCCTCGTCAGCTTGCTCTTGAGACCACGCTGCACTTCGTGGTGCAGCGGCGCGGATGCTGGTGTCGGCGCGTGAAATCGTGCGCGGACTCGTCCCCTTCGCCTGCGGGACCTTCGATTCACCAGATGCGGCCTGCCCAGCCTGATTCGCGGCACTTCCCTGTCGCCACGATGCCTTGCTTCGAGCTTCGATCTTCGCTTTCGCGACAGCGTCGAGGTGCTCAGCGAGCTCTTGATCGGTCGGCCCGCGACCGTGCTGCGCCATAAACGCCTGCACGCGCGTAACCGGCTTACCTTCGGCGTCTTTACCGACGATCTGAGTAAGCACTTCGAAGCCAGCCGCAACGACTTCCGCGTCGTTCGCGTAGACCTCGGTGAGGTGAGGATACTTCTGCACGTCAGAGACGATGTGCCCAATGAAGGCCTTCCCGGCCTCGGACTCGGCGTGCCGTTGCTGAGCGGTGAGCTTCGCAGCTTCCTCCGCCTGTTCTTTCGCCGCCAGCTTCGCTTTGACGTCGGCGAGTTCCTGTTCGAGCGTCGTGAGCTTCTTCTCGGCGACTGCTTCCGGCTTGTACGTGCCAGCAAGCTTGTCGAGGAACGAGGCGACCTGCTTTTCGGTCCACCCCTTCTTCGCGATGAACGCGGCGGGGTCGTCCTGGAAGAGTGCGATCTCCTCAGCCGTCGGCTTCAGAGCAGCCTCGCGCTCTCCTAGCTCCTTCTCCTTCCGCTCGTTCTTCGCACGCAGCTCCGCGGCCCTCTTTTCGGCCTTCATCGCGGCAGCGATGCGGTCACTGACGCCTTTGTCCTTCGGTTCGGATTCGGCCGCTGCCGGCACTTCCTTCGCCTCGGGCGCGGGCGCTTCGGGCACGGCGGCAGGCCCGAAGACGTCGGCAATCTCCTCGGCGGAGAAGGACCCGGCGCTCGGCGCCTCGGCAGTCGTGGTGGTCTGGGCAGCGTCGGTCATGGGGTCACGCGGCCATGGGCATCGGCGGCCCAGGCATGGGTAGAGGCGGAGCGCCAGGCATCGGCGGCGGCATCCCCATGGTGGGATCCGGCATCGGCGGTGGCGGCTTCGGCAGCAGGTCGGTTGTGTCCGCCATGTAGCGGCGGAGCATCTCGAGCTTGTCTTCGGGTACGCCGTCGAGGCGTGCTTCGTGGTACGCCTCGTTCACGAGCTTCAGCGCGAGCACATGGTTGTCCGCCGGTTCTGGCGAGACGAACTCGCCCTTCCGAAGGATGCTTGCGATGTTTCGCTCGATGACCTTGCGTGGCGCGAGCTTGCGGCGCTTGTAGGAGTCGATGTCCGGGAAGTCGACGACCTCGAGGACATCCTCCGACGGCATTGCGCCGCTCTTCAGCATGTCCTGCATCCACGCGAGCTTTCCGGCCGGCGTGGTCGGCAGCATCGACGTCGGGTAGACGCGGATGCGAACGAGGTCGTCCGGAATGTCGACGTCGGACCAGCGAATGAATCGCCCGCCGTCTTTGCCTTCGCCGAAGACCTTGTACTCGCCGCCGACGCGTCGAGCGCAGCGCACAACCTGGCGCGCGGTCTCGACGACGAACTCCTCAAAGGCCTGGCCGACCTCGAGAAAGCGCTCTGTCTGGATGTCCTGGTAGACGCGCTGCGCTTCACCCGAGTCGAGACCGGCGGGCTTCATGCCCGTCGCGTTCATCTGCGAGATGCCGGTGATCTCGTACGCCTTCGCGTAGAGCTGCCAGAGGTGCGCGTAGACCTCCGGCGCGATGATGCTCGGCGCCTGATACTCGGGCTTGTTGCCCTTGTACTTGACGATGGCTGCGAGGTCGTTGTTGATGTGCTGCTGCGTGACCTGCGAGCCGTGCTCTACGAGGTAGTGGCCGGTAATGAGGTGCTGACCGCGCTGGATCTGCTGGAGCAGCTTGTTGATCTCGCGCTGGATGCCCATGAGCTCCTCGACGAGCCCTTCGCCGAAGAAGCCATCGAGCGCCGGTGTCCAACGCACAAACGCGAACGGGAACGGTCCGTCCCACTCCTCATCGAGCAGCGTGCAGCCGTCGATCGCGATGACGTGCCGGCCGCCCTTCAGGCCCGGCCCGAGGTGCCAGCCCTCGGTGACGAGCACCTGATCAGCCGTCGTGTCGAACGCGAACTCCGCGTCCTCCGCGTCAGCAGCCTTGCGCATCGACAGCGCGGCACGCGCGACTTTGAGCTGCTCCTCGTCATCCTTTAGCCACCCCTCGATGCGACCGAGGAGATGCAGCCGATCGACGTAATCGCGCTGATAGAAATTCGCGGGCTTCCCGTTCGCGCCTTCCGCGTCGTCAACAATGCACTTTGACGGATGCGTGCGCTCGACCTCGACGCTTGACGCGCCCGCGAGCACCTTCAGGATGCCCGTGCCGAACACGCACGCATCGCGGAAGCACGCCGTAAGCTCCTGGTAGACGCCGCTCTCGTAGAAGACGCCGCCGACGAAGGCCTCGAGGTCCTGCGCCTTCTCGCGCAGGTCGTAGTTGCCGCCCTCCGTCAGAAACGTGGGCTTCGGCTTGTTCTTCGCGGCGATCTTCGAAGTGACCGCGGCGACCATGTTCCGGCAGACGTTGAGCGTGAGCCGCGTCAGGTTCGCGAGCGGCGCGCGGACGGCCGTGCCGTAGCCGAAGCCGGAGACTCTCGAGCCGCCATACATCGACTGGTAGAGCACGTCGGCGACCTTGCGATCGGCCTGGTGACGACGGATGTAACGGACGACGCCGATGAGCTTGTCGTGCTTGTCGTAGGGGTTGCCCTCCCACCACGAGTGATCACTCAGCGCCACCGAGTCGGTCATGCCGCCCTCTTGGTGAGGCGAAGGATTGCGTCAGCGGGGACGCCGCTCGAGTGGAGCAGGTCTTCGAGATCGCGCCGCTCACGCTGCTCGTCGGTCAGTGGTTCCGGTTCGGGCGTTGCGGATGGCGCGGGCTGAGCAGGTTCGAGTCGCAATTCGAGATCACCGCAACGCGCGTAGAGGATTCCCTCTGCGCGCATCCACACGTGAAGCTCTCGGAGCGACGCGAGATCAGCCACCCTGTCGTCGTAGCCGCGCGCGCGTGTGCGCATGCGCGATGTGGCCAAAATTACATTACGAAATGTGCGCTATGCAGCCCACCACTCGCGACCAGCTTCAGCCTCGGCACGCGCGACTTCGGCTTCTTCGAGCGCGCGGATCTCTTCTTCGATGAGCTGCTCTGGCGTTTTCGGCGGCGGCTTGGGTCGCTCGACGAATCCCATGCACGCGCGCCACGCGTAGAGCGCAGCATCGGCGACGTCGCACGGATATCCGTCGGCCTCGCGCATCCCGTTCTCGTGCCACGGGAGGTTCTCCCACTCGGAGAGAAGCTGCACGCACTTCGGCCGAACGACCTTTACGAGGCCGCGCGCAAGGTCTGCGTTCATGAGCCGAATCGCGGCAGCCTTTGCGTGCTTCTCGGCCGGCTCGATGGGGATGTGATGGCGGCGACGCATCTCTTCCGCGTAGGCCTTACCCATGCCGCCCTCGTCGCAGACGAGCCGCGCGAGTTCGTAGCGCTTCATGACGCGCATTACCTCCTCGGCCACGTCAGTCGGCGTGCCCTCGTAGGCGTACGCCTCGGCGATGTACACGCACGGGTCGTGGTCACGCCAGCCCAGCACGACGATGCCGTTGCGATCGCGCACGCCGGGGTCGAGTCCGAGGATCCATGTCCAGGTCATGCGGCCACCGGGAGCGCTTCAATGAGATTGTCGTTCGTGTGGCGGAACACGCGACCGGTGAGCGCGTTGATAAACTCGCACTCGTACTCCTGGCGGAACACTTCGCCCATGACACGGCGCTCCTCGTCGAGGAAGGCTCGCGGGATGCGCGGCACCTCCCAGCACGTAACGCGCTCACGGTGCCACGGTCCGGAGCTCTCCCAGGCGTCGAAGAAGTGCCCACGGCGGCCATTGGGCGTCGACATGAGAATCATCTGCCCGCCGCTCACCGCGAGCATCGGGCGCACCGCGACGTTGAGCGCGTCGTCGACGAAGGCAGCCTCGTCCTCGATGAGCGTGTTCACCGCCGAGAAGCCGCGGATGGTGTTTTCGCTAGAGGGAAGCGACACGATGCGCGAGCCGTTCTCGAGCGTGACCGATGACGCGTTGTCCTCAGCGAGCTTGAGACCCGGCACGCGAGCCAGGAACGAGCGCACCTTGCGAAACAACTCGCCGCTCTGACGGAGCGACGGCGAGATGAGCAGCGCGAGGTGCTTCGGCTGCGTGATGGCGCGGTGAACGACGAGCAGCGACGCTCCAGTGCTCTTCCCGGCCTGTCGCGAGCAGTTGAGCAGGACGTTGCCCTTCGCGGTGAGCAGCCGCGCCTGCCACGGGTCGGGCTCGAAGCCGATAGTCTTCGCGAGCGTCAGCGCATCCGCGTTTGGGCGCGACGCCTCCGCCGCGCGGAGCACCGATACCGCGCGTTCGAGCTCGGCGAGCTGGCGCGCGGTCGGAGCGTTCACGCAGCCTTCTTCGCCGCCTTCGGTTCGGCCCGCTTGATCCAGCGCATGTTCCCGACTGGCACGTCCCATGTGGCCCCGTCGCTGCGACGCGTAATGGTCACGAGGCCAGCCTCGAAGGACAGCTCGCACACGTCATCGGTAACGTGGACGAACGCCAATTCCTTGATGCGCGCGTCGTCCTTAAATTGAACAGCAGAGAGCTTCATGCGGCCTTCTTTGGGAACCGCCTCATGGGGTCGTAGTTCCACGACGGTCCGATGAGGCTGCGGACCGGGTAGGCGAACTGGTGCGAGTACGTCAGCGGGACGTCGCGCACGCCTTCGAGCATCCACTTCGCGACGCCTTCTTGGCGCCACCGTTTCTTTGTGTGGACGTAGTGCAGCACGCCGTCCTCGATGGCCATCCAGCCGATGATGGTGTCGGGCGGAAGGTCCGGTATCGTCGCGATCACGATCGTCGAGCGCTCGATCATGGCGCGCACGAAGCTGTCGTACATCGCGAAGTAGACGTTCAGACGCATGCCTTGGAACTCGCCGCCGACGTCAATGTCGCCGTTCGTCTGGCGCTGCCAGCGCCGGCGTGATGTGACGCCGTACGACTGGATCCACGAGCCGAAGACGTAGCTGTATTCGGTCGCGTCGTCGGGACGGAACGCGCGCCACTCGAGCGCAAGCGCCGTCATGTGCCCCACTCCTTGCCGGTGAGTTCACGATACTTCGCACGCGCCTGCTCCTCGGTGAGCTGCACTTCCTCGCGCCGTTCGGGCTCGCGGGCGCCGATGATGCGCGTCCACACGTCGGCAACCTTCGCGACCTCGCCATACTTCCCAGCGCTAAGCGCTCGTTCAAGCGCGACGAGCAACGTGCCGACGATATTCGGTCTCGCCTTCGCTGGGTTGTCCGCCTCGTGGCAGACTCGTCGCCAAGCTTCGGCGGAGAGCTCGCGTACGCGGCTCGCTGATAGGCCCCATTCGTCGGCGAGTACGTCCTCGCTCTTGCCGCGAACCCACTCGCCTGCAGTCATCATCCGGCAGATCTCGTCGACCCTCTCAGCGGTCTCCGCGGTGGTCGCTTTCGGACGCTTCGCCACCCTTACGTGGTAGCGCCCGACGCCGCACCGTTGCTCGTATGTGGCTATAATTGCATGACGAAAGGCGCCTCAGCATTTCAGACGCATCGTATGGTTTGACCATGACGGACGTGCGACCCCAGGCCATCCGAGTCGCGAAGGGAATCTCCGTGCGACAGGCAGCCAGGGAGATCGGCGTCTGCCCTCAGACGGTCGAACGCTACGAGGCCGAGCCGGCGTACGTGAAGACCCCGAAGCTCCGATGGCTACTCGACGCGTGGTACCAGGACATCCGCGACTCTCTTCTGCGCAACAGCGAACGGCGGCGTCGTGCCGAGGCCGACGACGTGCCTGAATCCGTCGCCGCGTGACAAAACGCGACCGTTGTAGCGCGGTTGCGCCACACGCAGGAGTCCGGATGCGCAGCGCGATGGTTACGTCACGCGCATAGCCTCCAGGGCTTGCCGCACCCGTTCTGCAGCGATCTCGCGGCGTAGGCGCGCCTGCTCTGCAAGCGCGTATTGCCGCTGCCAAACGCCCACCACGTAGGCCGGAATCATGGCCGGTCGGGATAGCTAGCGGCGTGCCTATCCCGCCAGCGAAAGCTCGTCGTCATGCACGCGGCGGGCGATGCGGATCTCGACCCCATACGGCGTGAGACTCGCCCGTGGCACGCGCCGCTGGTCGTACCGCCACGTGACGCGTGGGTCACGGTCGTCGGTGAGCCCGAGCTGCTTCGTAATGGCGTCCACCACGTGCTTTTGGCTCCCCGGCAGGTTGTCGTGCGGGTCGAGGCCGTTGCCCGTCGAGATGCGCGTAAGCGTGACCACGACGCCCTCCGGCGGCAGCGAGCTCGCGTCGCCGGGCCGCCAACCGGCCGCCATGATGTGCATCGGCAGGATGCTCGCGACCTGGCGCTTCTGCTTCGTCGCGCGGCCGTGTTGCATGCGCCAGTTTTCCTTGGCGTTGCCTTCGGTGACCGTGCGGATCGGCAGCGTGACGCGGACGGAGCCGCGAAGGGAGGGGGCGGCGGTCACTTCCCGAGCTCCACGGGTTTGCGAACCTCGATGAGCCGCCGGATGATTGCCGACCCGTACCGAGCCATGAGCTGGTCGGCCGGAAAGCCCGTCGTGATCCACGTCGGCAAGTCTGCTTCGTGGCGCGCGAAGATAATCTCCGAGAGCACGCTCGCGCGCGCCTCGCCCTCAGAGCCGAGATCGTCGAGCAGCAGCAACGGAGCGCTCACGGCGGCGATGACTTCAGGCGCCTCGCCCTTGCCGAGCGGGTGCCGGTTGCGTGCGCCAGCGAGCATGAACGACGACGCGAACAGGTCTCGGTCCCGAAGGTCTGGCGCCATCCGAACGCCAGCCATGAGCATCGCCACCGTGAGCGACGTCTTCCCGCTGCCCGTGTCGCCGACGAGCATCATGCTTCCGGCCGGCGGCGACGACAGCGCACGCTGAATACGCTCTCGCTCGAGCTTTACGCGCTCGCAGAGCGTGTCGAGCTCGCCCGTGATAGCCCACTTGAATCGCGGCGGCACGGTCGCCGACACGCGCGCGACAGCGCGACGAAGGCGCTCCTCAGCGCGACACGCGGGGCAGTGGTCGTGTGTACCGAGGCCCTCGAACGGCTGCCCGCACCGGCAGCGTCCGCGCTCGCATTTTGCGCACGGGGCGACGGTGCAGAGGGCTCGGTGGGCCTCGAGGTCGTTGGCGCGCTGACGGGCCTCGGCGACGAACGCGCCCCAGTCGAAGCGCTCGGGCTCAGAGGTCGTGTACAGGTCGCGGCGTGGGGAGCCGACGCAGGCGCACGGGATGTCTCCGTCGCCGTCGCGGACGGTCCCGTCGCCGCGGCAAACAAGGCAGCGAGGATCTCCAGACATCAAAACGGCTCCGTTCCGTCCGTGCCCGTCGCTTTCGCTCGGGTGAGCCATTCGGGCTCGGGACCCATCAAGGGCTGGCGCGTGTCGATCTTTCGCTTGGGAGCTTGCTGCTTCTCGCTGCGAAGCACCTTGGTTAGGTACCCCACGGCGTCGCGGTGGTTGCGCGCCCATCCGAGCCGTTGTCGCGAGACGTCGTATTCGCCCCAGCGCGCAACGGGATCATCGACCGTGATGCCGGTCGACTGGTGCGCCGTCATGCACGCTCCTGCCCACCAGTCCGGCACCGGGGGGACCGCATCGTCGTTCGCCGGGGTCGCGCGCGCGGGATCAGGTTCTTTTGATCTGCTTTCGAGACCGGAGTCAGAGGGAGAGTCAGAGAGAGAGTCAGGGAATCCGGCGGATTCCGATTTGCCTTCCGGTTGGATTCCGGAGGGAGTCTTTTTGGAAGAGGTCTTCTTCCTTGCGCGGTCGTCAGCGAGACGGGCCTCGATCTGAGCCCTCGTGTCGTTCTTCTCCTCGTACTTGCAGAGACGCCAACCTCCGTCGCCGTCAGGACCCGCACCAGGCTCGACGACTTCCCAGAGGCCAACCGCGACGAGCTTGGCGGCGTCCTTTCGGGCCTGCGTCTCCCCCGGCCAGGCCGCTCCGATCATTGCGTCGGAAATGAAGCCGTCGGTCTGGTGGTCACGGATGTAGCAGAGCGCCCACGCCCATGTGGCCATCGCCGATCCTGCCTTGCGGGCCTTCGGGTGTGAGTGGAGCTTTACGTCGATCTTCGCGTGAATCATCGGCGCCCTCCCGCGATAAGCAGTCCGCGCTGGACGCCTCGACTGACGGCTCTTGCTAGCGTTGGCTCCACGGGCTTACGCGATGTCTTGGTCCGACGAAGCGCGTAGAGAATGCTCGTGTGGTCGACACCGACGAGGTCACCTAGCGACGTGCTGCTCCACGTCGGGAGGGCGGCCGCGAGCGCACGCCATGCGTCATGACGCGCAAGCACGATGTGCCGTTGCTTGCATGTGCCGAGAATTTCGTCGACGGTCGAGCGATGCTCCTTGGCGACGCGCTCGACGACATCGAGTAAGCCTCTCTCGCGAAGACGAATCGCGATGATGGTGACGCTCATGTGGACACCCCCGGCAGCTCGGCCTGCTTGCCCTCGACCTCGAGGCGCCAGGCCATCTCGTCGGCCTCGTCGGGCGCCATGTGCGCATGGGTAATTAGAATCGCAGCGCGCTCGAGCACGGCATCGCGTCGGACGTCGCTGAGCGTGCGGAGGCGGCGGACGTGGTCGGGGCTCATCGCTTGCCTGCCTTTCGTTCGTCCGCTTCGAGCTTGCGCCGGAGGACAGCGTTCTCGCGCAGCAGGTCGTCGCGCTCGGTGCGAAGGGTGCCGGCTGCGTCGTTGGCGTCCGAGACGTACGAGTCCGCGCGCTTGGCGAGGGTTCTCCATTTGTCGGCCAGCGCTGCCTGTTCTTCGACTGACGCTTCCAACTCCGCGATGCGCTTGCGCGCGGCGTCGAGGTCAGCGCTCAGGTTGGCGTCGCGCGTCTCGTACGCGGCGACCATCGGGCTGAACTGCTGCTTGCGCGCCTGGTCTGTACACGCCTGTTGCGCCAGGTTCGCGTTGCTGTCGTTCATGATCGCCTGCTGCTGTCGGGCGAGCTGGCCAGCGAGGTCCTGGTACTCGCGCTCGACGAGCGCCATCGCCGCCGCGCGTTTCTCGGGAGTCAGCGCCGGGCCCGGCGGCATCTCGACCGGTGCCCCGAAACAGCGTCCGCACACCTTCCCCTTCAGAGATAAAAACGCCGAAGCCTCGAGCATCACGCGCCCGCATTCGGCGCATCGGAGAAGGCTGCTCATCGCGCACCTCCCGGCGTCCACGCGCGGAGTGGCTCAAGGGGGTCGGCGCTCGAATCCGCACCGGGTACGCTTACTGTCTCGTAAGCCCGCAAACTGGCGCACGACGGCGCCGATTGGATGAGCCTAAGTTGCTGAAACCACGCCTTGCCTTGTGGATTGTGGTTCCGGTTGTCGCGGGTTCGAACCCCGTCACTCACCCTAGAAAACAGCCTCATCGTTTTGCCCTCCTTCGGGCGGGTGCACTTTGGGTGCGTTTATCGTTGGGAGTCACATAGCCGCCGGCGGCTGCGAGGGCCTCTTGGCCGGCGGAGCGCTCGGGGGCGACGTAGATGTTGGTCGTGCTGATGAGCTTGTGGCCCAGCACGTAAGAGACGCCTCGGATGGGGGCGCCGGCGTCGAGGAGCTCTTTGGCG